AAAATATTGGTTACTAAAAAATAGCTGGTCCACCACATGGGGCGAAGAAGGATATTTTAAGATTTTAAGATCTGATTCAAGCAATGATCCAGGTGTTTGTGGTGTAGCGATGGATCCTAGTTTTATATCCATTTCCACCTTTTGAAAAAGGTGGAGCCAAACCTACCCAAATGTGGATAAAAAATTTCTCAACAAAGTCACAACTCCATCCTATAGGACTCGTGTTTGGCTCTTCGCTTCGCATAACCTTTCCTACAGGTGGAATTCATACTCTACCAGTGAAATTCATACTCTACCAGTGCCTTCATATCTGTTTTCAATCCATTAAACAATACTCCCCGCATCTTGGAAAACATATTTTCCACTCGAAAATCAACACTCATCAGCTTAATATTTGCCTTATCAAATGCCGTCTCAAATTTATCTGAATGACCAACAATCTCAGCTCTTTTCACCTTTATCCATGAATAAAATGCACTTACAAATTGCATATGCATTTTATTGAACCATTTTACCATCTTCTCTCTAGAAAGCTCCATCCAACCAATATTTTCTCCTTGATAAATATAAAATGTATTTACTTTTTGCGCAAATGCGAATATAGGCAGTTTTTCCATTTCAAACAAAGACCTAGAAAACACATGATGCATCACGTCGTAAAATGAAGAGCTAATAATAAACTCCATGTCTGCATCTTGAAAACCTATTCTGACCTCCATAAAACTATCAAACGTTATATTTGGTGTAATATTTGTATTCAACCACTCCACAACATTAATTTTCTTCTTTTTTTTGCTAACCCATTTTGACATTTCTTCCATTTTCTCTTCCAACTTGTTATATTTTTGTCCCAATTCAATTAACAACTGATACATCACCCGCTGTGATGGAATAACGATTTGTTCATCTTCTTCCAAAGGTTTCTTTCTGAGAAAGTCGCACAATATCAAATGTTTTGTCAAATTTTCTCTCTTCTTGTAAGTCTTACCACAATTCACACAACATTGTCTTAAAATCTGATAACTCATATTCTTTTCATACAATAAATAAACCTAGGTTATTTAATTTCAATTTTTTCCATAAAATCTTATAAACAAACAACAAAAAAACAAAAATTAAAATACCTTTTAGTATATATAATGACTTCATTTCAAAAGACCTCCATCGTATATAATGATCCAAATAAAATAATAGGATTACCACCTTATTATTATAGATGGCGTTCCAATTTTACTAGTAATAACACACCTGCAGACCAATACCAGAAACTCAAATTGATTCAAAATACGGCTCGCGTTCAAGCTTCTCTCTATACTTCAAATTTAGGACCTTTAAATGCTTATAAAAGTCCTACAAATGCGACCTATGGTGTATGTTGGAATCAGATGAGTGACAGACCTGTTCCTAGTATACAACGAGCCACAATACCAACTGGTACCAATACTAGCATGAACAGGCGTCATACTTCCGTAACTTCTAGCAGACCAGGATGCCAGACTCCAGGTGGTGCAGGTGTCGATATTAAACACAATTCTTATGACAGATACTTGAATCGCTTAAAAGGAAAGGGTCCTTTACGTCGGGGTGTAATTCCACCAAAGTTTGGTGAATACATTCCATTCAATCCAGCCTTTCCTATTTATGGTAGCAAGACGATAAAGACGAATTTGGTGAGTGGTTGCAATTGTCCTACAAATGGACAACAACTAACTCAAGACAAACAAATATATAACAATCCATTATGGCAACCAGACCCAACAGGTGTATATCAATTTCAGGTGGGAAGCTATGTTTATGCAGAGCAAACTGGTAACGATTTCTATACAAGAGCTATTGTTACGAATGTAGATAATGGAACATATACAATTGAGTTTGACAACGGAACCATTCAACAAGTTACAAATGTATATGATTTGCTTATATATTTTCCTTGTAATTGTGGTATAACGATTGATGACGTATATTATGCTAGCGGTGTTATACAAAACTCATCCATATTAAACGAATTGGTTTGCCAATTAACTAGTGCTCGATTGGCAAATGAGCAAGTGATTTAATAAATTTAGAAAAAAAATGTAATAATAAAAAAAATAATTTTAATATTTGTATTATTTATAATATGCCTGCAAAAATAAATATGTTATTGTCAAATGGAAATAATTATATTCAACAACAAATGAAATCATCTATAAATGTCGCCAATTTTGCTGCTGCACCAGCCCAAGTTAAACAAGTAAATACTTCTTTGAATAATTCGATGATATCCCGCATTCATAATATGCGTCCAGGATGTGGTTCTTGTGGTAGAAAGGGTTAAATCGACCTTTATCCACCTTTAAAAAAGGTGGAGCCAAATATTTCCATATTTTGAACAACATAATTTATAGAGTTTGGCTCCACCTTTAATTTATCTACTAATATTATAATGTTCTCTCTTTCCTCAACTCTCGCAACAAGTTATGTGACTCCCTATCCATCGAATCGTTTAAATAAAGCAACCAATTACAAGACTCTATTTGATACAACTTTACTACCATATAACAAAATGTATAATGGTTGCTCGAGTAATTTATGTTATACTATTAGCAAAGGCACTTTTATATATAAGCCGCATACAGATGTAGGACAAGTTGGTCGCACATCTGCAGGATATTTAGCACAAAGAAAGCGCATGTAATAATTTCTCTCTAATTTAATTTTCCAACTACTCCTTGTAGTTGCTTAAACCATTTAGCTTCTTCAAAAAATGCACTCCATTTAGCAGTAATAATCAATATAAATCCAAATAAGTATAATAATAACTTCATTTCATAATCGATAACTACTTGATTATTATATCTAGGATTGAATAAGTAAATCAATAAGAGAGACATTAATATGACAAAAATGAATTCAAACCTTTCTTTCAAATATTCAACGCTCTCAATTAATTCAGTGTTTTCCTTTTTTGTTGCTTTTAAATAGATGTTGATAATAGACATCAAAACGAACCCAACCTTAATTGCAATAATTAAGTAAATATATGAATGTAAATAGCTCATATATATATATATATATCCACCTTTTTTTTCTAAAGGTGGATATATAGATGCCTTGTCCTATTTCTTGCTCCATATCAGCGATTTTTATTATAGGTATGATTTATTTTTATTACATGACAGACAAGAGTGAAATTGTGAAAACCTACAAAGAAAAGTTGCCATCCGACTTACAAAAACGTTATGATAAAATCAGCGAAGAGAGATTAACCATAAGTTTGTATGGTTACTTTTACGGATTTATTCTTTCTCTCTTCCTCATCTTTTACAATCTCAAAATAAAGAAGGAAAGGACTCCTGTATGGTCCATGATTTGCCTAGTAATGGCTACATGTTTTATTGTCAATTATTTCTACTATGTTCTCTCACCTAAATCAGATTATATTCTGAATCATACCAATTCACCAGAACAAGTGAAGGCTTGGTTGCAAATGTATAGAGAGATGCAATACAATTATCATATGGGTATAGTGCTAGGAATTGTAGGTGTAGGTATAATGACATTTGCTTTCCATTAAATATTAAATAAAACAAGTTAAAGACAAATATGGTATATATATTGTAATAGTATCACACAGCAAACCCAAATATAATTACAATTTTAAAATGATACTAGCAAATCAGGGCTCGTTTAGCTCAGTTGGTTAGAGCATCGGTCTTATGAGCCGAAGGTCTGCGGTTCGAGCCCGCAATCGAGCAACCAACATGAATTTATAGTTCCTTACAGCAATTATTTAAAAAGGAACTAGTAAAAAGACACCATATATGGTAAGCACAGATGGCCGAGTGGTTCAAGGCGACGCGCTTAAGACGCGTTAGACTATGTCTGCGTGGGTTCGAACCCCACTCTATGCATTTTAAATAAAATTAATAATTAAATTTACTAATTTTATTTTTTGACAGCTTGATATCCAATACATTGTTCAATTTTGCGCTTATCTGATTTGTTATCTCATAGTTATTATCTTTTTAAATTAAAAAATTTTATCTTTATAAAACAACTTAAAGACATTCCACTTTTATATAGTGGAAGGGATGCAGAATTATTAATAACGACTAGTCTTGCAAATAGCAGAGAATAAATAAAGAAAGCAAGTAGTCCGTATCCTTACAGCATTTAAAAATAAAACCGACTTACTATTATTAGTAGTCAAGAGGTTTTAGCAAAATAATATCAAGTAGAAGTCGGCCTACGTTTTTATTCATACATTTTTCCTAGACAATGAATAAAATGATATTTTTATAATAAACCATACAGCATTTTAAAATTTAGCTTGATTTCACCTTTAAAAGGTGGAATAGTTTCCTAACAGCAATACTTTTAGTATATAACTTGATGCTAAGTTAATTAAAAGGAAATAGCAAACCCCTCTGGACCTATAGTGTAGTGGTTAGCACTTCAGACTTTGAATCTGGCAACCCCGGTTCAAATCCGGGTAGGTCCTAATTTCCTAAAAAGGTGAATTATACTTAAAATATTTTAAATACTAAAATTAAAATATTTTATTTTTACAAATCCAATAGCTCAGGATATTTGGTTTCAAGAAGTTCCTGTAATTGATGAGCTGTAACGACTCTATTTCCCTTCAATAATAGTGCACCTTCACATATAAATTCCTTCGCTCCATCAATAATCCCATACGAATAAGCATAAGCCTCTTGCAACAATTTGGCAATTTCATTATCGATGAGCTCCTTATATTTTTCACTATGACTCGGATAAATCGCCATATCTCCCATCCCATAATAGGTAATCATTTTATTTGCCAACGTTAGTGCTTCCTCGAAGTCAGAAATAGCGCCTGTACTGACTCCCAAATGTCCATAAAATAATTCCTCTGCTATGCGACCACCTAGCAAGATCATGAGGTGTTCAAACAAAGTATCGCGATTAAATATATTTGAATTCGACTTTTCAAAAAGAGTATAACCAGGCGAATTTGGAGACGATAAATTAATAATAACCTTCTTCACTTTGGAGTGATTGTGCGCCAATAATCCAACAATAGCATGCCCCATTTCATGCACACAAATTTTGTCCAACATTTCATCAGTGAAAATATGATCGGATGGCTGCCAACCAACCAACACTTTGTTATATACAACATCAATGTCATCTTGCGTAAATTGTTCGCGCCCATATCGCAATGCATTCAACATGGCCTCATTCAATAAATTCTCAATTTGGGCAGCAGAAAACCCATTGGTGATTTCAACCAAATCCTCATCATGAATATCAGATGACCTAGGTTTTCCACTTGAATGTATTTTAATAATAGCGCGTCTTGCAACCTCATCCGGATTACCTATAAATACGCGCTTATCAATGCGACCAGGACGTAATAGAGCGGGGTCCAATAAGTCGGCACGATTTGTCGCTCCAATTAGAAACACTCCCGTCTTTGTTTTAAATCCATCTAAGCAAACTAGTAATTCATTCAATGTATTATCTCTCTCTGCAGAAGAGGACTCCTTATCAGAGCCACGATTACGACCTAGAGCATCAATTTCGTCGATAAAAATAATACACGGAACATTCTTTTGTGCCAACTGAAAAAGCTCACGAATTCGAGCACTTCCAACCCCTACATACATTTCTTGAAATTGCGACCCAGATACAGCAATAAATCCAGTACCAGATTCACCAGCTAATGCCTTAGCTAATAGTGTTTTACCATTACCAGGAGGACCTTCAAAAATGAGACCCTTTGGTACACGAACATTGAATTTTGAATACTTGGTATAATTTTTCAAAAGGTCGACACATTGTTCGAGTTCTTTTTTAATAGAATCGTATCCACCCACTGCAGTAAAATTTGTTTCATAATCAAAAAGCACTTCAAAGTTTTCCGATTTTTTTCCTTGTCCTCCTCCAACTTTGCCCCTTTTTCGCCCCTTTTCATAAAAATCATCCTCTAAATCATTATAGTGACCTTGAGTAAAACCAAAATTCGGATTCACAAAATTCGGATTCACAATAATCCTATATGTTACATTATTTTGGTCTAATAATTCCAATTCGTCATCATCACGACCTAAAATTTCATTATTTTGTTCAGTATTATTTATAGAATTTAATCTCTTTATATATTTCTCATAATGGATTCTAGAGAGAGGATACATTCTTTTATTAAGAAATGATTCAGTCGGTAAAATAGTATTATTATCCAAACGTTTAATTAATTTATCATAATAAGGTCTAGAGAGAGGATATTTTTTATTAAGATTATTCATTCTCATACCATAATTTCTCATACCATAATTTCTCATACCATAATTTTGCAAATTACCTGGAAACAAAAATCCGTTAACAAGTGATATATTAACTAAAGAAATACCAATGAAATCAATCAATGAAAATCTCATTTAATAAATATTAAACATTGTTTTTATGTCTTATTTAAGCATTATAAATAATAATAAAATATATATATATCTATATTTAATATATGAACAATTTAATTAAAAAATTTACAAGCAAAACAGGATTTTTTTTATTTTTAACATTAATATCACTAATAGGAATTTACTTTATGCTAAGCAAAGAGGGAATGCAAGATGATTATTATACAAATTCACAAGGTGTTAAAATACCTGATGTAATATATAAAAAATGTGTAAATAATCCTAATGGTGAGAGAATATGCGATGAAGATACAAAACAAAAGCCAGATGAATTAAAAATAGATACAAAAGACAGAGGATTTATTCCACCTCAGACCAAGACAGAATCTAATAGCTCTACTGAACCAGTGCCAGCTAATTCTTCAAGTTTAGAAGAACATGTATACGTAGACCCCAGCGCCATTCCCAAAAAATATAGAACCGATCCTACACAAGCCGTTTAAGTATTAATAAATATTTATTGAAAACTACTTAAAGACATACTATATATATAGTATGTGAATGGCTCCATACAGCAATCTTCAATATTCAATAGATTAATATAAAAGGAGCCAGCAGTCATCAAAACAAATAATACTTCCTTGTAGCAATTTCAAAAACGTTTTCTTTTAAAACCCAAATTTTAAAAAGGGAAGTAGCACATAAAAGTGCTTCGGTAGCTCAGTTGGTTAGAGCATAAAGCTGTTAGAATTAAAATATTAATTACATATACTTTAAGGTCGCAGGTTCGATTCCTGTCCGAAGCGAATTTTAATTTTATAATAAATAAAATTAAAATACTAATACCACCTTTAAAAATGTGGTATTTTTGTCGGTAACTTGGACATATACAAGCTTTACCTCTTGAGGCAAGCGTTTTGGTAAAGATATTGATATAAATAAAAAAATCAAAGAATTTTATGATGAAGTGAAAAAACATAAAATGGAAGATATTATTTGTATTGATGAAACAAGTATAAAATCATTACAAAAACGAAATCATTGTTATAATGAACTTGGTAAAAGATGTGTAATAAAAACACAAAGTCAAGAAGTATTCAAAAATATGTAAAGAAACCATCAAATAGAAGACGAAAACTAAAAAATTACCTTCCTTAAAATCGGCGTTGTAAAAGTGTAAAAAATCAATTTAAAGATTATACACCACTATATTATATAGAAACAAATGGAGACCACATCTAATATGATCACAGAGACTTTCGAAATTAAAAACAAAGGATTCCTAATAGTTGATGCAACATTTAAAGAAAAGGGCTGGAAAATCGTAAAAAATGAAATGAACTGGATTTGCTATACCAAATTTGGACACGAAACCGACGTATTTGATATAAAAATAGACGCCACCAAAATTCACGTGAGTGTGCCACTAAAAAATAGTCCATTTAATTTTGTGACGTCTTTCACAGATTATTTTAATGCGAGCGAATATATTGAAAGTCACCTTTAAACCACCTTTAATCCACCTTTAGAAAAGGTGGAGCCAAACCTACCATATTTTAATTACCTTTAATCTACCTTTAATCCACCTTTAATCTACCTTTAGAAAAGGTGGAGCCAAACCTACCATATTTTAAAGTTGGTAAAAAAATTGAAATAAAAAAAAGAAGTAAAAAGTAAATTACAATATTACCAGCCGATATGTCCACCGAACTATTTACCGAAATGCTTATTAATTTTGATTCCACATTATCCACCTTTGAGAAAGGTTCTGCGAAGCTAAGAGCCAAATCTACTACAGAAAATGAAACTACTCTTCTAGAAAATTTTGGCCTCCTCACCTTGAAAGCCGCCTTATCAAGCATGACTACAAAACAACTCGAGCTATTGTTTCAAATCGATTGCTCCGGCTCTATGCAAGATAAATGCTCTGATGGTCGCACCAAAATGCAGCACACTCTTCATACATTAAAAAATATGATTCACTTTCTGAAAGAAAACCCAAGTTTAAAAGTGCAAATTACAATTCATGCATTTGACGAAAAGATATACAAAATTGTCGACCACACACCAGTCAATGAGGATACATGCGACCAAATTCTTTTAAAAATAGAGACTATTCGCCCTCGCAATGCAACAAATATTGAAAAGGCACTCAAGGATGTGAATGAATATTTCACCTCTTTACAAGATGATTGCGAAAAGGTCAGCATCTTTATGACAGATGGTCAGGCTACAGCAGGAAATCAATCAAATAGTCACCTCCGTAGTTGCGTAAATGACAGCATTACGAATATCTTTATTGGTTTCGGACTAGACCATGATGCAAGACTCCTCAAGACAATTAGCTCCGGCGAAAAGAGCTCCTATTATTTCATCGACAAGCTAGAAAATGCCGGCCTTGTGTATGGCGAAATCCTGCACGCATTAATTTATAAATTCCTTGAAAAGGTCACCATCTCCGTGACAAATGGTCTCATTTATGATTACAAGACAAATACATGGACCACATCCTTATATGTCGGCAACATTGTTAGCGAGGCCAGCAAGTTTTACCAATTGACTTCTGAATCGCCGGCAGAATGTGTTGTCCAAGTCACCGGATTCAAAGTCGACGATGACATCGAATTTACTACCATCGTGCCAGTCCAAGAGGAGCCAGTTGATTTGACCAACTATATGTACAGACAGCGCACACAAGAGCTGCTATTCAAGGTGAACGAATTCAACGCCAATCAAGATACAGAAAAGCAAAAAGATATTAAAGATATTAAAGATATGAAAGATTTGCGTAGCAAATTGCACGACTTCTTTGAAGAGCTCAAGAAATACATGGCTGACAACCAGTTGGAAGAGAATATTCTGCTTAAAAATTTGTGCGATGATATTTACATTTGTCACAGAACATTCGGCACCAATTATGGTTTTATGTATTGCGCAGCTAGAGAATGCTCTCAAGGACAACAACGGGCTTACACGGCTACCCAACTACCAGACGATGAACAAAATGTGTTTACGAGACAAAATGCGATGTACAGAAGCAATGCAGTAAACGACGATGAAGAAGAAGGAGATGAAGAAGAAGGAGATGAAGAAGAAGGAGATAAATTACAGCACAATGTCTCTGGTGCTACACAGACACCATATCGAACACAGACAATGACAGGTGTTATGCGTTCTTGTAGTGGAGGAGCCAATGTAGATCTGGATGAGGACGAAGTAATGTAATTATAAAATTTTAATGAATTAAAAATTTAATTTATTAAAAATTAAAAACTTTTTTATTTTCTACTTTTGGATTTTTTTGACTTTCTTTTTGCTACCTTTCTTGTTTTCCTTTTTGCTATCTTTCTTGTTTTCCTTTTTGCTACCTTTCTTGTTTTTCTTCCTCCCAAAGCATTTAGGTATCCAAAACGTAAGAATTCATCTAATGTGTTTGTTTCATGTTGTCTACAATTGTCTAGTTCACTTTCTTCTACTATACCACCTACTTCATCAATTTCTTCTACTTCAACAATTAGTGGAGAATATTGTAATCTTGCCAAGCTTCTATCATCTGTTATTAAATGAGAAAAGTCGGCATCAACCCTAAAAACAGGTGTTTGATGTCTTGCATTCTGTTCAATTACAAAAGATTCATTCTTATTTACTGGTACACATACATCTATTTTTACATCTTCAGAGCCTACTAATTGAACATGTGTAGAGATACCACCTTCCATATACACTATTTGAGTAAATATGCTTTGACCATTATATACAAATCTTAAAACATCAGGATGAATAAAAGATATATTTACACTATCTCTATGTAAAGATTCATCCTTTCTTTTTTTAGCAAGGGGACTATCTATAGATACCTGTACACCACCACGACTCTTAAATTCATCATAAATACCCGCTTTTTTCATATTACATAAAATCTCTTTTGCCAATTGAGGCGCTATTTGTTCATTAAATTGTTGTGCAAAGGGGTTTGCATGCGGTAATAAGCGCCACTCCCAATGACCTTCTGTTATAAATTTAAATAAATATATAGATTGACAATTAGTAACTTCTGTATAGCCACCTATTCTTACGATTTTATTGTCATTGACATTATTTCTCGCTAAAAATTGTTCTTCTACAATTTGTTGTTCATAATTCTTTCTCTTTTTTTTTATTTCCGGAATACTTAAAACTTTAATACCCTGTTCTAAAAAATTAAATTTCGTAGTAGTTTTCGAAAAAATAGTTTTTTCATTTTGTGTTACTACCATATCACGTAATCGTATAACTTTTTCGCATGTACCAAAACGAGACCTTGTAGAACCTTTAGGGTTTACCTCTGTAACAGGTCTTGTTGTAGCAAAACTACGTTCATTTTCCCATTTTGGTGATTTATTATCCATAATTTATCTTATAATAAACCCATATTATATTTCCCATAAAGCCTGCCAAATACCGCTAATACCTGGCTCCTTTTCTTTTATATCTAATTGAAATGGACAACTATAATCTGGTTTCTCTCTTATCGCCCCACATGGATTACAAGGTCCATTAATAAATTTGAAACCAGACACAATATTTTCTAAATCTCCATATTCTACTGGAGATGTAGCAGATGTTTGCGCTCCATAAATGCCATCTCTTCCAGTATAATGTATTCTCTCTAATGAATAAGTATCCATATTGCAACGAATAATATCCTTTCTTAAATCAGATTTCAATGCGGATTTATAAGCAAAATCGCCAAACCCACTAGGTAGCTCTTCTTCTAACCCACCAGAGCTGGCAACTTGTATTCCATTGATTAAAAATTGTCCCTCTTTGGTTTGATAAGAGAGAGCCATCAAAATGGCCTTTTCATTATAAATACTTTGCGTCTCCAATAATGCAGCATCTGGTGCAATTTTTACATAAGTATTTGCATTAATCGCCTGCATATAAATGTCTTTGGTTTTGTCTGACCATGGCCATATTCCATTCTGATTAAAGTAATTTAATTCCTCAGGAGTAGTCTGATTTCTTGTAATCATATTTACATCATAAATTTTATTAGGATGAATTGTATCTTGAATGAGCAAGAAATCTTTTTTAGGATCAGAAAAACCTTCTTTTTCTCTCGATAATAGAGAGAAACAATATAATACAATTAATAGTATCGAGAAAATAACTCCATATTTTACATTATAAGAAATTACTAAAATGGACACTATAATCAATATAAATTTACCTAAAAGAGTATCAAATACTTGAGGAATAAAATATAACAACACCCATAAACATATAAGTATTGCAAGAATTCCAATCAATTCATTTCTAGTATTTTCATTCATTTTCATATTATAAGGTTTAAGTTTTGTCATATATATAATCCACCTTTTTAAAAGGTGGATCCAAAATAAAGACAAAAATAATTAAAAAATCTATAAAATTTGGCTCCACCTTTTTAAAAGGTGGATCCAAAATAAAGACAAAAATAATTAAAAATCTATAAAATTTGGCTCCACCTTTTCTAAAGGTGGATCAAAAGGTGGATCAAAAGGTGGATCAAAAGGTGGATGTAGACCCAAAACCACCTTCCCCTCTTGCAGTTTCTTCGCCAAGGTCCTGTTTTGACGCCACAAGTTCGACAAAAATAGGTACCAATTCTGGCGCACAAATTTGCAAATATCTATCGAACTTCTTAATATGCTCGGTTTGACCACCAGGCAAGTCAAACATGCCAATCAAATGTCCTCTGTATCCTGCATCAATAATGCCGACATTATTCGCCAGCCTAAATGGGCTCTTGGAAATACTCGATCTAGGATACATATAAAAGCCAGTATTATACGATACAGAAGTTGTGACCATCTTGCAAGCGCATACTATGGCAAAATCCACTTTATTTGCAAGCGGCTTAGATAAAATATCTGACACAGCAACCAAAATATCGAACCCAGCATCAATCATATCAGGATGAATATACAACTTATGATTATGTGTATTGACTGCATTAATATAGGCGGTCTTTAATTCATCATCATCCGAATCGACAAAAAGTTTTACATGCATATATTTACCATAATTGTTCAAAAGAGTATTACAAATTGGGAAAGAAGCCATTATAATATAACATCATACATCGTCTTTAAATAGTTTTCAATCCAGTTTTTTAAAGGTGAATTAGGTCAAGTGCCTTCAATCGACAATAAAATGTACGCCTACCCATATGCAGCTCCTTCAGTTCCCACTTCATATCATCGATTAATTTTTCCAGCTTCTCTTCGATATTGACCGCTCCTTGGTTACTAGCTGCCTCTTTTAACTTGTACAACTTCTCCAGCTCCGATTCCACTTGCAGCACTTTATAATGGTAATCATTAAAACGCGCATCCATTTCTGACACGATACAAGAATACGTCTTACACGGCATTTCTTGGAAGCCCATGATGTCGTCCAAACTGGCTTGCTGCTCTAGCTTACCACTTCCATAAAATCGAGTAGTCCATGTATTTAAATCGAATTCAAACATGTAATCGTCGCCATAAGAATGGTCTTCATTTAATAATATGTGACCAGCTTCCAAAAGATTGATGAAACTTGATTGACAAAATCGCAATAAATTTGGCCAAACAATTCCTGTGTCTGCCATCTCTGTAAATCTCTGGCATTTCTTGATATCGAAAGGTTTTGGTATTGAACCGCCTTTTGCTACTTTTATTTTTTCAAAAGCTGCTTTCACCAAATCTTTGTCCGACCCATAATGCTTCATAATAACATAAATCTCTCTAACAAGAATACGCCAAAGCAATTCAGCATCGTCATCTACTTTCATAAATCGTTTTTTTCGGCCAATAATGAAACCAAAGGAACCTTTATTCGGCATCTTGATATAAATATAAAAATTGTTTTATATTTATTTTATTTAAAATCTACTTTTCCACCTTTTCCACCTTTTTAAAAGGTGGAGCCAAAGTGTTGCTATCTTTTCCACCTTTTCCACCTTTTTAAAAGGTGGAGCCAAAGTGTATATGGTATCGTTTGCGGTGTATATGGTATCGTTTGCGGTCTATTTGTCAAATCAGGCTCTTGACATTGTTACACAGCTGTATACCAAGCTGGAGGTGTTAAATAAACATTCGATGTTCCACAAGCAGAAGCAAAACTTGTAATACTTGTTCCAGAAGCAGATTGACTTGACCCAGTTTGCACTCGAAAAGGGAAAGGTTTTTGTGGTCCCACTGGGTTATTACACCCCCTTGTCAAACGCAAATTATATTGAGTATATGAAACAGGCTGATACAATGTCTTGGTATATGGTCCATTACGTGCCATATCATTGTATTTAAATCCAGCAGTAGAGCGACCAGGTTTACATAAAGTAGGACCACATCGAACAATATCGGCTTCATATTTACCCACATCATTCACATTCAAATTGCATGTATTCGCAGCAGCCAAATTTTGAACATATAATCCTTGACTTGCAGTATCCGTCTGATTACCAGTGTAATTTGGTTGGACCCAATAATTAGGATACTTACCATAATAAGCCCATCTGTATTTCTTATCAAGCATACCACGAGTTGATAGCACAGATGGTTTGATATACATGTATTGTGTACCCATAGTATCGACAATACGAGAATTCATTACAGGCTGAACCACAGCAGTATTGCTTCCAGTAGGATTAATAGCACCTGAATAAGGACCCACAAGAGTCGCCGATGGATATTTACCATAAGTTCCACCGAAACCGACAGGATGTGTTCCTCTATAAGGCGTGCCAGATTTGGACATCTTCATGTCTCTGCCCACACCGCCAATATTTCTATGACCACCATTAATAGAGAAGCCAACAGGTCCAGGATTATCGATAGCCAATTGAAGACCATTTGTAGAGTGTCCAAAAGGGCCTTGTGGCAACCAAACACCACCTGGTGCGGTTCCTGAGCGTTTTGAACCATGGTTAATCACTGATTTTCTTTTAAAAGCTGTTAATGACATTACTATATTATAAACTAAGATGATAATTTTGAAAGAAACTAAATAAAAAGTATAGATCGTTTTTCAGGTTCTTCTACTAAACAACGAGCAATTAACCAATAAAGTTTGGTATCTTTTATAGGATGATTTGACAAATACTTTCCAAATACTTGTTGCATATTCAAAGAATCCGATATTAAATATTCTTGATAAAAGGCATCATCATAACACAATAATACATATAATAGTAAACAACCAAGGCTAAAATAGGCGGTTTTATAATGGATTGTCAATGGCAACGTAGTCGCCCTTTTTATTTGAGGAGAGAAGAAAAAATCACTGCTTTTAAATGTAGTATAAATTGTACTATTGTGTTCTTCTATTTCACTCATGAGTCCAATATCCAAAAATACAAATATGTCGCCATCAATTACAATTACATTTTCTGCATTGTAACCAATAAAGGTCACACCATAATCGTCAATCATGTTTTTTAATTGTCTAACCAAAGAGTTCACCATATTTGCCACCATATAAATACTTGGTTTTTCCATATAACTTGTCAGCATTTCAAGAGAATATACTTTAAAAGTGAGCAACAAATAGTCGTCACTACAAGTGGCGCCTTTTATAAACTTTGTTAAAGAGAGAAGGAATACGGGATTCGGTTTTTTAAGTTCAATTCTGAAAATATTGTTTGTTTGATTTTGAATTATTTTTAAATGATTATTTGAATAGATTTCTTGCATGAATAATATAATACAATATTTTGATTTTATATTATTTTTTTTGAATATTTATGGGGTAGATGAAACTATTCCAAAAAAGACCGCTTTTTCGGGCGGCAAATATCTATTGTAATTAATGTAATAGTTTTTTTACCGGGTTATAAAGGTAGGATTAAGGAGTAGTGAATTTCATTATAATAATTCCTGATCCTCCTCCTCCTCCGCTGCCGTAAATTCCTTGCTCGGCGGATCCTCCTCCTCCTCCTCCTCCTGAGTTACCTCCACCTGCTCCACCTCCACCTGCTCCGTTATTGGCACCTGCTCCACCTAAACCTCCATTAATCATTCCATTTCCTCCGCTACCTGAACTATTTTGATTTCCACATCCGCCTCCACCACCATATTGACTAGATCCTCCATTTGTAGATGTATATGAATCACTTGTTCCATTATCACCTCCAGTATTCACACCATTTCCTAGTGCATTAGATTGACCACCCACTACGACTACATATCTAGAGAATATTCCTCCTCCTCCTCCACATCCTAATCCTCCCTTTCCTCCCTCGTATTCGATGTATGTGTAACCTGTAAATGGGTTGAAGCCACCTCCTCCTCCACCTCCTCCGTAATATAATCCATCATACAGAGTTCCAGTACCCCCTGTTACTCCGTTACCTTGTGCTCCAAGAGCAACACTCCCCCCGCTTGAATCTAATGTTAATGCTGGTATTCCTGTCACTACAGTTGTGGTTACATAACCTCCTCCTGCTCCTACATTAAAATTAAAAGGATTAGTAGTGCCTACACTTGTAGATATAGAATATAATCTTACCCCTCCTCCATTTCCTCCTCCACATTGGGTCTCTGATACTGCGGATTGTCCGTTTTGTCCTCCACCAACAATAAATAATTCGTCAATTGTAATGTTATAATTTGGAGTAAGGGTACAACTTCCTACGTAGAAAGTATAAGTATATTGATTTCCATTTTGTGTTGTTATTGATGGTGCACCTGTGTTGAAAGTGAATGGTGGGGGGACGGGTACTACATCCTTATAGATTTCTAAATATGAGAAATATGATGTTGATGCTGGAATTACTAATGAAGTAGCATATGGTCCTGTAGATAGAACACCTTGTAATGAAACCACTCCACTGGGATCTGTTATTGTTATCGGATGAGAGTTAATAATAAGGGATGCTGCTGTTAGTCCTCCTGCTGTAGATATTAATGAATCTGTTACTAATACACCATCTAAAAGTAATTGTAAAGTATAATTATTTACTGATGAAGAAGTAGTGAAATTAACCTTGAAATTAAATAAATATGAACCTTTATCTAGAGTTAATGTTCCCCCATCAATGAGTATTTGGAAAGGATTGCTGTTTACTACAGTGTAAGTCTGTGATAATATATATTCAAAATAACTATCTCTACCTGTTTCAATAAACTTGTCTGCTGTTACAGTTCCTAAAGCAGACATATTTTTACCCCCCCCTACTGTCCCTTTGCTGAGAACTGAAAATAAATCTTGATTATCTACCGGAAGATTATTAATCGTATGACATTCTAAATTACCTACTTCTAATATGTTGTTTTGGTTTGCTGTATTACCTGCAATTAATACTGATTCTAAAGTTTCTATAGCAGAATATTGTATTGAACCATCTGAAAATTTTATAAAACCACCTGTTGGTCCTATATATAAATTGGAAAAAGACCCAGTGGCACCTGTAATACCACCAGGAGCACTAATTAATCCAACTTGGTTAGAAGGACCCGACACATATAAATTGGAAAAAGACCCTGTTGGTCCCGTAATACCACCAGGAGCACTAATTAATCCAACTTGTTTAGAAGGACCTGACACATATAAATTGGAAAAAGACCCAGTGGCACCTGTAATACCACCAGGAGCATTTATAATACCATTAAAAGTTGTAGTACCAGATATATTTATATTGGTAAAAGACCCAGTAGCACCTGTAATACCACCAGGAGCACTAATTAATCCAACTTGTTTAGAAGGACCTGACACATATAAATTGGTAAAAGACCCAGTGGCACCTGTAATACCACCAGGAGCACTAATTAATCCAACTTGGTTAGAAGGACCTGACACATATAAATTGGAAAAAGACCCAGTGGCACCTGTAATACCACCAGGAGCACTAATTAATCCAACTTGGTTAGAAGGACCTGACACATATAAATTGGTAAAAGACCCAGTGGCACCTGTAATACCACCAGGGGCACTAATTAATCCAGGTATCACGATATTCGAACTTGGATCACCCATCATGATTTGATAAGATGAACTGATCGCAGCACCATATCCTAATGCAGTAGAATATTCATATGTGTTTGAAATGTTATTAAAGGTAGTATTTGCACCTAAAAATGTATTATAATTGCCACTAACATCCCGAGCTGCATATGTTCCTATAGATGTATTATAATCACCTGCATTCGAATATAATGCCTGCGCACCTACTGCAGTGTTTTTGTTTCCTACAGATTGATTTTCAACTAGACCTTCTAGTGCACTTGAACCAATAGCTGTATTTAGAGAGCCAACATTATTGTTACATAAAGAGCCTGCACCTAAACTTGTGTTATAGTTACCTGTTGTATTATAAAAGAGAGAATTAGAACCAACTGCAGTATTGCAACTTGCATCTAAATTATTATAGGCAGCATAAGCACCAAATGCTGAATTATTATTACCAGAATTATTATTTAAACTACTTGTTCCATAATTGGTGTTATTAATTGACATTATATAATTATAATTTATTTTTTATTTAAGTAAAATTTGGAAATTTTAATTCATTTGTTAATTTAATAACTAACATATGAATTTCACTTATAAAAATCCGTATATATACGATAAAAAATATGCTATTCTAAAACAACTAGAAGTTGAAGAAAGGATTAAAAAGGATAATCAAAAGTCTATTATAAAATCATTTGCAAAAAAAGAATTCACAAAAGTGCAAGATGTAGAGACAACCATGATAGAATCCAAGGAAGCTCGAGGTCCAGTCAATGAAAAAGACCTTTACGATATTAAAAATATTACAAATACTACCAGTATACAAGTGCAAGATGTAGAGACAACCATGATAGAATCCAAGGTAGTTAATACTGATACTATTATTAATAGTAATACATATTTAACAATTGATATTGATACTAAATTTGCTAAAAAATTTGAAACAAAGGTAGTAAATACGGATACAGATTTAATAATTGATATTGATATTAAATTTGCTAAAAAATTTGAAATTATAGAAAATATACAAGTATATAATAATAATGATAATAATAATAATGAAATCGTTCTTCCATATGATGTAGAACGTATTCGAAAAAAGGGTGTTAAAATAATACATAATGTATATCAGTCGAAATACAGCAATGGTGCAATCAATGGAACTGGATTTGGTGATTTTATTAGAGGGTGCTATTTTTTACTTGAATTTTGCGAAAAATACCACTTTGAACCCAGAATTTTGTTCAACAATTGTATTTCCAAATTTCTATTACCTAATAAAAACGAATTTACACAAAAAGAATTGATACAGCCATTATTAGAAAATATAGACATGTTTCATAGTAATAATTTTAAAGAATACATGATTACACAAGACCAAACTATTTTACAACCTAAATTAGATTTGGCGCATATTATGTATGATTTTGTAGAATACATTATGAAAGCTCCTGTTTATAATGGTAACACTTTTATTTATTGTATACCTTACCCACTACAACATTTTTCCCAAAAATCTAAAGCATATATGCAGACGATTTTAGAGCCGATTGACGAGATTAAATGCCTTTTACAACAATCTTTGCAAAATATAGGATTAAATTTTAAAGATTATTTTGTTTTTCATATTCGTTCTGGTGATAATTATTTGAACAAAGATAATAAAATATTTTATCAAAAATATTTGGATAAAATAAAAATAAAAATTTCAAATTATATATCCATGAATACTGAAGTCAAATATTTACTTATAGCAGATAATAATGAAATTAAAATATTGATGAAGCAAGAATTTCCTCAATTAAAAATACTATTAAGAGAGATTACGCACTTTGGTGAAGGAGCGATCTTGGAAGAAGAAAAGGTAAAAAATACTTTGATTGATTTTTATTTATTGTCTTTTGCAAATAAAATTATATCTTTTTCTGAATACAAACATGGTAGTGGTTTCAGTTATTGGTGTGCCACTACATTTGATGTTCCTTACATATCTAAATACATTGAACAATAAAAAAATGGCATTGCGCCAAATTTTTTATTGTTCACTTACCTTTGATGCCTCTCGCTTAAGCTTTTGCCTCTTCCTCTACAATAATCGGGTTCTTGGACTTGAAATTCAGCTTCTTGAGCGGCGGCACATTTCCGTAGTCGAGAGTGACAGGTTCAGGCGAAGTCATCATCATGACACTCTCGCGATCTTCTTCTTGTATTCTAGGAGGCGAGCATTCAGGCGTTCTAGGCTTATAGGTAACCTTTCTAGTAGGTCTTGGTCTTCGGTCATCTTGCTGTCTTGGTCTTCGGTCTTCTTGCTGTCTTGGTCTTCGGTCATCTTGCTGTCTTGGTCTTCGGTCTTCTTGCTGTCTTGGTCTTCGGTCATCTTGCTGTCTTGGTCTTCGGTCATCTTGCTGTCTTGGTCTTCGGTCATCTTGCTGTCTTGGTCTTCGGTCTTCATCGGAATCGAATGAAATGCTGACAGGAGGTCTGTTGACAGGAGGTCTGTTCACTGCATGTCTAGCAGGTGGCTCCCTATATGCTGAAATCTTCCAGAACCATGGATCATCGTAGACAATTTTGATCTCCTTACCATTCAGTAGACGTTCACGAGCCTGATTCGCATTATCACTGCTATTCCAGCTCTTCCAGTGAATGAACACTCGATTAAAATTTTCTCCTTTTTCTGTTGTCCTCTTTATAATGTCTACACGCTCAATTTCACCCATGTCCAACGAGTCAAAGACACCGCGAATACGGCGCTCATCGATGTTAGGAAACACACGGGGAATACAGAGACTAGGAATATTTCGAGGCATAGTTTTTAAATCAATTGTAGTAGAAGTCATTTTCAAAAACGCGGATATCGTAAAGATTGTACATTTTATTTTATTTTAAAAAATTATTTCAATTTTTTTATCCACCTTTGGAAAAGGTGGAGCCAAAGATGAATAAACTAAAAATTTATAATTTTACATCTTAAAAATAGAATATAGGAAAGAAAATTTTGGCTCCACCTTTTCCAAAGGTGGATAAAAAATTGAGTTCAATTATAATATAAAAATATTACTTTATAATTGAATAATGTCAGAAGAAATTGATTTCAAATCATTAAATCTTACTATCCCAGAGTCTACCAAGTTGTATTCCATTGATCAACAGAAAGAAATGTTTCAATATTTAAGTGAAATGAATGAAAATGAGAGAATCGGATACGAAATTGCAGTCAACCATTTGTCGTCCTCTTTTAATATTTATAGAAGTAATGGATTTATTGAATGGAAGAAATCTAACCAATAAATTATTTACGCCTTTTTGTAAACTTTCTTTGTTTTCGTTTTCCACCTCCACTGGCAGCTGGAGCTGCAGTAGCAGACTTTGTAATATTTTTTTTTAAAAAGTTTAAACCAGTATGTATATTATCAGGCATTTGCACTAATTTTTGTATTCTAGGATTTTTTTCAAAAAAGTTTCTAGCAGGCATAGCAGGCATAGCAGGCTTAGCAGGCATAGCAGGCATAGCAGGCATAGCAGGCATAGCAGGCATAGCAGGCATAGCAGGCTTAGCAGGCTTATCAGGCTTATCAGACTTTGTAAACATTTGCGCTAATTCTTTTATTTTAGGTTTATTATTTTCTAAAAGGTTTAAACCAGTATCCACTGCAGTTTTCATCAAAATCGCAGTTGGATTTAGCTTCATAAACAAATCAAATACCTTTTTCTTTAAATAACCATCTAAAAAATATAATGTATCCGCTGTCCATAAATATACAGGCTTTCCGCGAATTGTCCAAAAAGAATAATACATAGGACCCAAAATAGGATCTTCTTTAAATGTCCATTTATTATCTATACTTTCTGCATCACCACCTTTTAACAAATATGTATTTTTTATTACACCTTTTTTCATAGTTTTTCTTTTTCTTCCATATTTCTTTATATTTTTTCTTGTCATAGTTTTCATTACTATATTATAACCTGTTTTTATTTTTCATTTATTTGGAAGAATTTTGCATTTTCTTAAAATCCGCAAAAGACAACCCGTATTTTTTATCGACCACTTTTCTCTCTACTTTCTTCAAGAAACTGAAATTAGCAATCTTTCCTTCATAAGTATACCTATTTGCCTTTTCTTTTAATAAAATTTTCTCATTTTCTTGCTCTTTTGTCATTGGAATACTATTTTTAGGCGGCACACCTATATTCACTCGCCCTGATGCACCTTCTTTATTATAACTTTTGAATTTGGCGAATACATTTTTCTTTTCTACTTGGACAACTTTTTGTTCCTCCTTTTGTTTTCTATCTTGTTCTTCCTTGTCCTCTTTTTGTTTTCTCTCATTTTCCCATTTTTCTTCGGCTAAATTCAACTCTTCTTCCATATCTACATATAATTGACGACAATTAAACATTTTCACATATTTTCTACCTACTACTTCTAAATATCTATAAGGAATCGTGCTATCACTATAAAATTTAAATGAATTACGCTTATTATCATAAATCATTAACACATTACCCTGTGGTGTACTTTCCATTATAAAACAATTTTCGAGTTTTTCTATACGTTTATTGATTATAAAATTTCTAGCTAGTAGGCTAGCTTCTTCTATATCTTTTTTAATATCAATAGATGCTTCTAATTCTCTCATTCCACATAGTAGTGTTCTTTTATCCTGAAATAAAATTTGTAAGTACTCTTCTTTTGTTAATTCATTGTCAAAACATTCTTCCTCTTCTTCTACTTCATGATACTTAAATTCAATTTCAGACAACTTATTTATAAATTCTTGCATCTTATTTTCACGCGTTTCTACTATTTGATTATAAAAACTAGCCTTCTTTTCTTCTAGTAATTGAATCTCAGCTTCATCAAAAATATATTCTTTTTCTATTTTTCGAATATCTGTCAAAAATTTGTCTTCATATTTAATTACAAGGATATCCTTTTTTTCTTCTATTTGTTCTAAAATATTATATGTATCATCAAAACTTACAAATAATAGATTATTTAAAAAATTAAACATTTTTCCCAAAAAAACCAAACCATATTTAAGACCTATATGTAAAAGGTTGTATCTATAATAGAAAAAAAGCGTAAGTAAAGTATAAAAAATGGTTTTATCGTCCATATGTATTTATATCTTTAAATAACTTTAAATGGTTTATTTATTTGGTTTATTTCCTTAAAGTTTTTATTATTTTCTAATTTCTTTAAACAATTGTCGCACTTCGGTAGATAAATCTGGCAGCTTAATGAGTTCGTAATTCTTCTCTTCTGCATCAGGATGTAGTCTCACAAGATATAAATCTTTAACTTTCTTGTCATATTTTTCTTCCAAAATCACTTTATACGTATTTAGCTGCATTGCATAATGCCAGAAATTTGAATCTGGTAAATGGCAGATTTGCGGCGGCAAAGCAAACTTGTTCCAATTATTGACGCGCGTAATATTTTTTGCTCTTTTCCAGTCATAAATAGACAATGTGCCGTCAGGATTCTCGTAAATCATATCGACCGACCCCGAAATCTTGACATCTTCGTTGTAAATTGTCCATTCTGTTCTGTAAGGCTTCAGCTCTGGAAAATCTTTGACGAAATTCAAGAAATATTGCCATTCAAGAGACATTGATTCATGAATGCTCTTACGCTCGCTCATGTATAAATTATAAAGCTGCTCATGTGTGTATCCAGTTGGCAGCAATTTTTCATTCATAAAGCATTCAATCTCGAAATGCATATCGGTTCCTGCGGTAGAAACAATGCTACCATTTGCACTCCATTGTGCTTTGATTTCCTCTGCGGTCATGTTCCAATACTTGTGTCCTTCTTTCCAGCCCTTTCCCTTCATCATGGAAGCAATAATTGCATCTGAATTGAATTCAGGAAAGAGTTTGTGATTCCAAGTGGTGACAGATGTGTATTTAACTTCTGGCTCGAAACTAATCACATATTTATGTCCTTCTTCAAAGAATTGTATATGCTGATCACGCACATCATCGTTACGTGATGATAAAACGGGTTGCAAAGTTGGCTTCATAATAAATAAGAATATGTATTTATAATTATTATGAAAAAAGAATCAATTTTTTATCCGTATCTACTTTTAGAAAAAGTAGAGCAAAAATCTATGTATTTTTAGAAAAAGTAGAGCAAAAATCTATGTATTTTCTTCAAAGAGGCATCCACAGAAATATTGATTTACAACTTCTTCTTTATATTCAAAAAAGAACTCACACAATTTGATAACTTTTCTAAATACGTCTGAATCAAGTAACAATCTACTTACAATTTCGGCATTTTTTTCAACTTCTGGTAATCCGGCTTTAACATTGGCATGATACTCGTGCCACATATTTTTTAATTTTTCTATTATTTTGAAATCTTCTTCGTCTCTGGGTATTAATTCTTCATGAATAACTTGTAAAAAAGCTTCTTTTCTTGCTGTAAAAAATTGAACCAAATAATCGCGGAATTTCTGCTTGATAACCTCATCTTCTACATAAGTGAATTCTGGATGAAATCCGTCTTCATCATCATTTAAACTGGATGTTTTCAACCATACCTTCTTGTTGATTTTTGTTTTTTTATCATACCCTTCTACATTTACCATATTCACAATGGTTTCTATTTCTACTTCTTTATAGAAATATATGCATTCATTATTAATGACGTTGTTGTTAGAAGGCATACCAAATGCATTAAATAATACGCATGCATATTGCACAATAGTATCATTTAAATATTCTGGTTTTTCAATATATTGCAAACCTTGATGAAAGCTCGAAACATCTTTACAATATTGAATATTCAATTTATTCATTCTTATATCTTGCAAATATACATAATTTATGGAACAGCATCTTGCAAGATGCACGCGCAGCATATGTTGATCCCTACGCGCATCACTTATATCAGGAGTATTTATTTTATGAGTGGCCTTAATCGTGTCTTTTGACTGCAAAACCTTTTCAATGCACCATTCTAAATAATCATTTTGATTTAATATACACCCAATACCTAATTCTCTTTTATAAATAACACTAGGTTCAACAAAAACATTGGTGGGTTTACCATTTATAAGTTCGCAAAAAACTTTATTTGGCTTCCATTCGCAATATTTATCGATAACATTCATTTTTTGTATTAACATATCATTTCTATTTTTAAGTGTTAATTCAGTACCAAATTCATTTCGAATAATTTCTTTAATTTCATCATGTTCTAACCAGTCATTTGGATGAATTAATTTATAAATAGAAAAATATTCGAGTTCTTTACAATATGCCTCACGATTATCCTTATGTTTTTGCGTCTGCAAATGCGACTTGTGATGGGAAATCTGATCTGGCTTCGTATTGCAAATGGCGCAGAAATAACGGGTATTCATATGTGTATAACATATAACATTTTATTTAAGTTATTTTCCCAGAAAATGTTTAATAACATTTTCGATCATCGCAAAACTCGCGCAGCATATTTGCAGGCAAAATTGTGCCACGTTTTTCCATATGTCGCCAATCATGGTACACCCCATTTAGGCAAAAAACCCGCCACAATTTGGCCAACAAAATTGGACATCTAATTAAATCTCCAATTTTATAAATCAATTTAAAAACAATTTTACCCAGACATTTTAAAATTTGGCTATACCTTTTTTAAAGCTGGAATATAAATGGGGTATAATATCGAAGTCTCATTTAATATTCTTAAGACTGGTAACATACAAGAGTCTATACATTCTTATGCTACAGAATGCGGCTGCGAATACTTATATGAAGATTACGAGTTTGAAAATAAAACTCAATTTGTTCGAAGACACTGCATTATCACTGCAAAATTTGAACAAAAAAATATAGACAATATGCTGGAATTCTTGAAATTTGTAAAGGGTACACAAGGTCTATATTTGGAATCTATTTTTGACGACGACTCTAATAGCATATTATATGCCTCACAATATTATATTACACAACAAATGGACAAAAGGTTAGCAAAAGAATTTGTAATTGAAAAGCGTAAGAGAAGTTACTCAGAAGACGAAACGATAATTTTACATACCATTAAAAAATAATTATTCAACCTTTTTCTTAACGTCTTGAAGGTTTATGTCTACGATGACTAGATCCCTTCCTTCTTCTCGATGAGCTTGTCTTTGGTCTTTTAAATACTCGGTGAGTTCTATGTGTTTTCAATGTTAAATTGCGCCTTTTTGGTGTAAATGTGTATCTATCATAAGGCGTATCATCTAATTTAATAGGTACAATAAATTCTTCACTGGAATCAGGACTTTCAAGATAACTATCAGGAGACGATGATTGTAACATTTCAATTAAGGAACTAGAATCGTTGCTAGATAATGATGGTTCTGATAAATAAGCCGGTGCTATTGGAACAACTTGAGGAGCAGCCAATTCTATTCTATATTTTTGAGGTTTACATCTAAATGCTTGCTTTTTTTTAAAATCCTTTTTGAGTCTCATTTCTAGAGGCTTCTTCACGCTATTAATATTCAATATATTAGCTAAATCCGCATTATCTAAAGTGTAATGATATATTTTTCGGTTACCATCTGAATTCGTATTTACCAATATTTTTGCTTGGTTACCATCATAATCCGCATTCCAATCCAATTCTTCGACATGACCACCATAATTGTTGCCTATAAGAGTTTGTGTTGAGCCAACATTTTTTATATAAGTATTAAGCATATTTATATTAAAAGCATATTATTTTTTGACCAAATTTTACTATATATTGTATAATAGGTAAAATACATAATAAAAAATGTTTTTATTATACATATGAATATTCATTTTTCAGAGCTAGATAACAACGTACAACAGAATTTTGATTATGAGTCACAATTTAATGCACCTGAACAATATTGGGATCAACCAATTCAAGCACCTGTAAAGAAAAAAAAAGTATCATTTGATGACATATTATCCAACATGAATATAGTGGTGAATCAAAAGGGTGTTTTACAATTTATGCAACCAACAATGCAAAATGAGGAATATTATCCACAACAACCTGACACTCAAATGCAACAACCTTATCAAGAATATATCGCACAACAGCTATCACAAAGACAACAACCGGCAGTATCTATAGACCCTGCAGTCAAAAATAGCTTCCTTTATAACAAGTATTTTAAAGATTATAAAGATGATATTTCCTCTTATGAACCTGAAATACGCGTACCTAAAACTATGGAAGAATACAGACAAATGCTTTTAGAAGATAAAATCAAAGAACTTCAACAAAAAAAAAGGGTTGCTGAGATTAAATCGACAAAATTAATGTTTACCACAAATGTTAGTAACCAAAGCAATACTATTCGACCTACTAGAAATAATTTAAGGTCTATGAATTTCTATTAAATATTTTCAATTTATTTTCAATTTATTTTCAATTTATTTTCCTCATTTTGAACATAAATTTCACTTATTTCTGCCCGACATAAGGGACAAATTTTCTGTCTATCCATAACATTTTTAACACAATCTCCGCAAAATGTATGCATACAAATGAGGCGACATATGTCTGTATTTTCTCTATCTTCTTGACATACACAACAATGTTTTTCTTCTTCTGTTATTGCCATATCCGGGACAACGACTACTTCTGCTAATGGAGCAAAAGGAATCGTTGGCTCTACATCATTGTAAATGCTATTATTAAAATCTGTATTCAAAATGACACTATAAACCATACTATTGATGGAAAACGGGTTTATATTTCGGTCACCTACCCTGTCAATTACCCACAAAATTGATTGTTCAATTTGCATATCTGGTTGAGAAATCATGTTAATATATTGTGTATTCATTATTAGATACATAATTTCATTCAATTTTTTTAAGTTATTTAAATTTATATTATTTAAAATAACTTAAAGACATTTATCAACAAACACTTCCTTTGCAACTCGCTTGATAATTTTTTCTTCCTTTTCATAATCATTGTCGCCCTTTCCACCCATGGATTCTATGACAATTTTATTGTATTGGTCAGAGACCCTGGAAGAATACTTCTTCCAATCTGGATGCAATTTCTGAAATTCTGAAATCAAATTTATGTTTTTATTGGCTACTTTCCTAACCATTTTATGCATCTTTATACGTTTATCATCCTCCTTTTCCCATTTATCCTCATCTTTTATATACATGGTTTCTCTCTTTTTATCAGTACAATGAATAGGTCGCTCTGTAACATCCAATGCATTCAAGTTCTTTATAATGATACTAGAGATACCTTCTATATAGCCGACATCACCGACCTTTTCTAAATCAGAAAGCTGCAATTTGAGAGAATCGACAAAGTCAGTAATGTTCATTGCATCTTTACAAGTTTCATTTAAAAAGAACTGCAAATTGAAGGACTTGTTATGTGAATTTGTAGTATTTGTATTATGACTATTATTATTATTGTGTGTGCCATTCTTACATAATTCTACTATCGATTCTTGTATACCATTTTGTCCTTTTACTAGCTCTGTAATCAGCTTGATAAGTTCAGGTGTAAATTCTGGAGACAAAATTTGTTTAATACTAGGGTTTTCATCTTGTTCTAATGTTTTTTTTGATTCTTTTGAAAGTTCACATTTTTTCTTGTGTCTCCATAAACCAGAATTATCTTTATATGTTTTGTTACACATTTGGCAAACATATTGATTGCAAGTTTTTGCAATATTTGCAATATTATGATTGCTAACCATTGATTTTTGATGTTTTGATGTAGATAAATGCATATCATAACTACTCTTTCGCTCGGTAGTATAGTCACAACTTTCACAAAAATATTCTGTGCAAGTTTTTGCAAGTTTTGGATTGCTAAACATTGCTATATATTGACAAAATAAGATATTTTTAACTCCTTTTTTTCAAAACTAAAAAAAAGTTATGCTAACAAAATGAAAATTATTTTTTTAGTGATGAGACCATAAAATTCAATTATGGTCACAGACCTTGTCCTTTTGGGCAAAGTATTTTGGGATTTCGAAAAATGGACAAAATAAATGTCCAAAATTGAATTTCCCAAAATACTTTGCCCAAAAATATTCAAAAGTCGGTCCTACACTTTTTATAACATTTTTCGAAAATCATGAAAAATATCTACATCATGTAAGAGAAGCCAGCGACCAAGTTTTACATTATTCTTCAATATTTTTATATTAGAACCATATAAAAGCATTTTATAATGATATGTAATATGAATAATATTCAACTGGTTGTGTATCTAATGAAAATAATATTAAGTGTGTAAAATATTATATTATAAAACAACTTAAAGACAATCCCACAATATATATTGGAAGTTAGGATACAGCAAACCAAAATTTATTATTAAATCCATCCTAACAGCAAGTAGTCTGGCCTTAGCTCAGTTGGTAGAGCATTTGACTGTAGAAGTATCTTTATATTTTGGTAATATAGTTATCAAAATGTCGCTGGTTCGATTCCGGCAGGCCAGATTTATTTAATAATTATTATTACAATACTTATTAAATGAAAACAAATTGTATTTATTTTCTCTCTTCGTTATACTCGCATATTACATCAAAATCCATTAAAGAGTTTGATGAATCTGATCTCCAACTATGTTTCTCATCATTCACGAAATCATCAACATTTAACGTCACATTTTCATTACCACCCAATGCAACAAAGTTTCCAATTTTTTTAAAATTGAAGAATTTTTTATCACCTTCTGTTTTCACATCTTCCAATTTTATTTCACTTAAACATTCTTTAACCTCTTTATAAATCTCTCCTTTTTCAATTTTATCATACAAATTATCTACAACTGCTGGATTATATTTGAAAAATTTCATCAACTTTTTTTTATCTTCATCCTTCTTTTTCGATTGTTCTTCTCTCTTCTTCTCATCCACATCATTTTGTGATCTTAATTCTATATCATTTTTGTCCTGCCTACCATATGGGTCCATCACATCTTCAATAAATAAACTTAGCTTCTTAGGGTCATTAATTTGCTGCTTTACTATGCAATTGCAACAAAACCAGCGACTTATTTTATACGTAAATGTTTTCATAATCTCAGCATTTTCCATTTCTTTTATAAACATTTCATCAATAATCGAAAACGCTGATTTCAAAATTAATAAATTGTTTATGTGGCGGTCTTTTTCTTTTATTAATCGACCTATTTCATCTTCTAAATTTTTAATAATATGTTGCTTCTTATCCTTGTTTTTCTTCGATTTTAATACACCTATTAAATAATTTTTATAATTTTTAACCTCTTTTAATGTGTTAATTTTACGTTTTCTTATATCTTCTATCTTTTTAATAATTAAAAATACGTTTGTATTATAAACAATTGGATACATGATTCGAATGTCTTTCGGAATAATAAATTGATTTGTCCCTTTAATTTCATTGATTTTCTTTTCAATATCGTCCAATTTACTTTGAATGACTTTTTTATCATTATGAAATAATAGCGTGGTTCCTGATAAAAATTCCACAGATGTCTGTAATTTGTCATATTGATGAGCCGATATCTTATGTGCCTCAGAAGTCGCATCCAATTTCAAATAATTCACAACGGCTAATAAAAAGGCAATTATACCATTGAGACCAGCAATCAAATAAGCACCCCAATAATAGTCCTTTATAATGGCCGATAATACTGTCGCCGCAGTAGAGAGAAAAATAGAAGGCATCATTAATCCATTCAAACGGGCTTCACAATGTGCCTTTGATTCCATATAAATCAACTTTTGACCCCGCAAATAAGTTGCTAAAATATCGAGCGCACTAGAATGATACTCGTTTTCTGGAAAATAATCATCTTGGATTTGTTTTTCAGTTTGTTTATAGGTTAGTTTTTTATATGTCACCAACTTTTTAATATGATTTCCTGAAGCATCTATAGAATTATATTGAATAGGATTTCCTGATGCATCTAATTGTGGCTCACTTTCTACTTCATCATCTTCGTCGTCATTGATCTGAGGGAATTTAACCTTAGTTAAAGTAGTTTCTTTATCATTATATATAGGTCTTGATGTATTTGCAAGTTGTGAATAAGAATTTTGTTTTTTTAATCTAGATTGGAAATTATCTTTATTCTTATTATTCAATTTAGACGCCATATATAAGACATTGCAAAATAAATTATTATTTTTTATTTATTAATTATATAAATGTTAAACTTTAAAAATATATTTCACTCTAAAAATTTATCCTATTTTATTTCTTTATTTTTCTTTCTTTTATTTGTTGTTATTATATTAAAATATTTCAATTCTGCAGTAGAAAATTTTGCAATTGAAAAAGAAAAAGACTCTGTTATAGAAAAAGACTCTGTTATAGAAAAAGACTCTGTTATAGAAAAAGACTCTGTTATAGAAAAAGACTCTGTAGTAAAACCACATTCTAATAGTTTCACAAAATCAATGTTAAACCCAGTAAAAATTTAATATGTTCAAATATATTATATAATGACTAAAAAATGTAGAAATATAACTAGGGATTGGAAAAATAACATATTCTAATAACTATTCAGACGAATATAAATGTAATAACAATGTTACCGACTTACTAATAAAAAAATGGTTTTACTCTTATTTATTTTATAAATTTAAGATGGAGGTTGGTAGAAAAATACTTTTATATTTTTCTATGTAAGCGTGTAGATAAGAGGCGTAAGTGAACGGCGTAGTCAGGTAAGAATGTAATATTTTTACTGGGGTATAACTATTATAAATATGATACCCTATAGGGATAAAAATTTCCTTTTTGTTTTATATTTTAGTTCTTAAAATATAAAAGTAGAGAGAACTATTTACTGGGGTTAAAAAGGTATCCGTTAAGAACTTACTCCTGTATATATGTATCCAGTATAAACACCAGCAAACACTTTTGTGCCTGTGCTATCTGAACCTAATAACTGCCAACCACGAGAACCCGCACTTTCCTGTGCAGTCCAAGTCACCCCTGAATCTAATGAATTATACACGTATCCACTAAATACACCAGCAAATAAAATCGCTCCATCTGACGATGATGTCAACCCAAAACTCCAATTACGAGAACCCGACCCTATTTGTTGCGTCCAAGTCACACCCGAATCTACTGATGTGTATATATAGTCATCTTTTGCAGAAGCAACTAATTTTACCCCATTTGATGATGCCGCTACACCAAACCATCTACGATAACCCGCACTTGTCCGTCCAGTCCAAGTCACACCCGAATCGGATGATGTGTATATATACCCATACAAACTGTCTGTTCCAACACAAGCAATTATAAAACTTCCATCTGATGATGATGCTATACCCTGCCAATAATAAGAGTTGCCCCGTGGTGAGTCGTTTGTGTTCGTCCAAGTCACACCCGAATCGGATGATGTGTATATACCGTTCCCGGCTCCACACCCTGCTAATTTTACTCCATTTGATGATGATGTTATAGTAAAACCTCTTTGAAAACCTGTGCGTGGAGTCCAAGTCACACCCGAATCTGTTGATGTATAGGTGGAATTATCATACACAACAGCAACTAATTTTACTCCATCTGACGATGATGCTACAGCACGCCACTGTCGAGAACCCGCTCCTGTTTGTTGCGTCCAAGTCACACCCGAATCGGATGATGTATAAATATAACCGCTTGACGGAGCAGCAGCTAATTTTACTCCATCTGAGGATGACCCAGCGTTTCCACGCCAATTCAAAGAACTTGCTCGTTGCGTCCATGTAATAGTAACAGGCGGTGTTGGTGGTATTCCTTTGTATAATTGAGTTGCTACTATATAAGACGCTTCTGGTGCTAATACCGTCACTACCGTTGTGACTGGTGCTACTGAACTGAGTTTTAATAATAATATTTCACTTGCCGTTGTCACATTCACAGGATACGCTGGTATAGTTAGAGAAGCACCTGTTAGACCCGTGCCTGATGTAGTAGATGAATTTAGTAAATTTGCTCCTAAAAATAAAGATATAGTATAACTTGTCACCGCTACACTACTCAGATCTACCTTTGCTGTCACTATATATTTACCTTGTAATAATGTAATTGATGATGATGGTATATTTATAGGTGTTGTATTATTAATAGTAAATGATGTATTAGATAAATCTATAAATGTCAAAGTATTAAAAAGAGATACTCCATTAACAGAATTTACATTAATATTATTAACTCCTGATATATCTTGTTGTAATGCGTCATTTCCACTTACGAGTACCTGTGCTAATGTTTGTGTTCCTATAGATCCTCCATTAATCGTATTCACATCTAAATTATTCACTACCAAAGTACCAGGTATACTAACATTTTCAGTCGCAGTACCAAGTGTAATTTGATTATCAGCAGTACACGTTGCCGAAGCACCTATCGCAACTGAACTAGCAAAAGTGCTTGTAGTAGCTGCTTTTCCTATCGCAATACAATTCGTTCCAGTTCCAGCACTATCATGACCAATAGCAATAGAATAACTTCCTAGATCTTGGAACCCTGCAGTAGGACCAATAGCAACCGAATAATCACCTAGATTACTGCTACCTGCGTATTTACCAATAGCAACCGAATAATCACCTTGATTAGAAATTGCTGAGTAACCACCAATAGCAACTGCCTCCCTTCCTTGAGAAGTTTTACCACTATCATAACCAATAGCAACCGATAATGTACCTTGATCTGAGTACCCTGCCTGAGCCCCAATAGCAAGAGCATTTGTTCCTTGAGTTGTTAGTCCAGCACTCGTTCCAAGATGAATATTGTTATTATTTACTCTTAAATCAGTTGTCGTAATTAAAGCAGAAGAGGTTGTTGCTCCAGTTAAAGAAGTAGTTCCAGGAATACTAACATTTTCATTCGCAGTACCAAGTCTAATTTGATTAGCAGCAGTACAAGTTGCTCCATTACCAATCGCAACTGAAGTAGCAAAAGTGCTTGTAGTCGCTAAGTTTCCTATAGCAACAGAATTCTTTCCTCTGGCTATCGCGCTATTACCTAACGCTGTAGAATTAGTTCCAGATGCGTTTGAATTGTATCCAATAGCAACAGAATTAGATATAGCTGTATTATTAGTTGTGTCGTTGAATGATACAAACGCATTATTTCCAATTGCAATAGAATTTTGCGTATTTAATAATGGTGAAATACTAAAAGTCATGACACGATTACGATCTCCTGAAGCTGCTACAGCAACGAAGACTCCATTCCCATAAGTTACACCATTCCATTGATTATCAGCTGCAGATGTTCGTATAGTCCATGTAATACCATCTGGACTGGTCATGACACGATTACCTGTTCCATTTTGTGATACAGCAACGAAGAGTCCATTACCATAAGTTACACTGTACCAATTATTATTATAAGCAGTTCGTAAAGTCCATGTAATACCATCTGGACTGGTCATGACACGATTATTTGTTCCTGTTCCTATATATGCTACAGCAACGAAGAGTCCATTACCATAAGTTAGACTCCGCCATTCATTATCAGCTGCAGATGTTCGTGAAGTCCATGTAATACCATCTGGACTGGTCATGACACGATTACTATTTCCTGTTGCTGCTACAGCAACGAAGAGTCCATTCCCATAAGTTACATCGTACCAATCATTATCAGCAGCAGATGTTCGTATAGTCCATGTAATACCATCTGGACTGGTCATGACACGATTACCTTCTCCTGTTCCTGCTACAGCAACGAAGAGTCCATTACCATAAGTTACAGCGTACCAATTATTATCACCTGCAGATGTTCGTATAGTCCATGTAATACCATCTGGACTGGTCATCACGCGATTACCTGTTCCTGATGCTGCTACAGCAACGAAGAGTCCATTAGCATAAGTTACACCGAACCAATTATTATTAAAAGCAGATGTTCGTATAGTCCATGTAATACCATCTGGACTGGTCATGACACGATTACCATTTCCTGTCCATGATACAGCAACGAAGAGTCCATTACCATAAGTTACAGCGTACCATAGATTATCAACAGGAGATGTTCGTGAAGTCCAGTTCATTTCTATCATAATACCGCTATTTGTTCCTATAGACGTGTTTGATTTATAGTCCTCACCTACATCTATATCTAAAATATCAGGGTATTTCATGGTCATGACACGATTACCTTCTCCTGTATTTGATACAGCAACGAAGAGTCCATTACCATAAGTTACAGCCAACCATTGATTATCAGTAGCAGATGTTCGTATAGTCCATGTAATACCATCTGGACTGGTCATGACACGATTACCTGTTCCTGTATCTGATGTAGCAACGAAGAGTCCATTACCATAAGTTAGACCCCGCCAACCATTATCAGCAGCAGATGTTCGTATAGTCCATGTAATACCATCTGGACTGGTCATGACACAATCGGTGCTTGTATTTGATACAGCAACGAAGAGTCCATTACCATAAGTTACAGCGTACCAATTATTATTAGTAGATGTTCGTGAAGTCCATGTAATACCATCTGGACTGGTCATTACACGATTACCATTTCCTGAAGTTGATACAGCAACGAAGAGTCCATTACCATAAGTTACACTCCACCAATCATTATTAGCAGCAGATGTTCTTATAGTCCATGTAATACCATCTGGACTGGTCATGACACGATTACCATTTCCTGTATATGATACAGCAACGAAGAGTCCATTACCATAAGTTACAGCCGACCAATTATTATCAGAAGCAGATGTTCGTATAGTCCATGTAATACCATCTGGACTGGTCATGACACGATTATTTGTTCCTGTTCCTGTATATGATACAGCAACGAAGAGTCCAATACCATAAGTTACACCGAACCAACCATTATCAGCGGCAGATGTTCTTATGGTCCATGTAATACCATCTGGACTGGTCATGACACGATTACTATTTCCTGTTGCTGCTACAGCAACGAAAAGTCCATTACCATAAGTTACAGCGTACCAATCATTATTAGCAGCAGATGTTCGTGATACCCAGCCACCACTGAATGCGTTGGTTTTTCCATTCACTACCAAAGTACCAGGTATACTAACAGTTTCAGTCGCAGTACCAAGTCTAATCTGATTAGCAGCAGTACAAAGTGCCGAAGCACCAAGAGCAACTGAAGAATTAAAAGTGCTTGTAGTAGCTGCTTTTCCTATCGCAATACAATTCGTTCCAGTTCCAGTACTATTTAACCCAATAGCAATAGAATTCGTTCCTAGAGAAGTTAGACCTGCGTCTTTCCCAATAGCAACAGAAGAATCTCCTTGAGTAGTTTGTCCTGCGTTCCTACCAATAGCAATTGCGTATATTCCTTGAGTAGTTTGACCACTTTCCCTACCAATAGCAATACCATGTGCCCCTTGACTACTACTACCAGCATTCGTTCCAATAGCAATTCCGTAATTAGTTTGACTAGTTTGACCTGCTCCTTGCCCAATAGCAACCCCCGCTGATCCTTGATTAGTTTCTCCTGATTGAGTGCCTATAGCGACTGCCCCTGATTGTTGAGTAGTTAATCCTGCATTAGTTCCAATATGTATTAGACTATTATTTATTCTTAAATCATTTGTCGTTGCATTCATCACAACTAAATTACCACTAATATTTGCGTTTCCGGATACATCTAATGTGCAACTGGGGCTACTCGTTCCAATACCCACATTTCCATTATAATAAATTCCTGTAGAGCCTCTTTCTAACCAATAAGATACTCCAATTTGCCCAGATGGTCCGGTGAAACCAGTAGGTCCTATTATTCCAGTTGAACCTGTCATACCTGTTGACCCTGTAGGACCAGTTCCAACAGCACCTGTCATACCTGTTGACCCAGTCATACCTGTTACACCAGTAGGACCAGTTGAACCTGTCATACCTGTTGACCCTGTAGGACCAGTAGGACCTGTTCGACCTGTAGGACCTGTATTACCTGTTACACCAGTAGGACCTGTTGAACCTGTATTACCAGTAGGACCAGTTGACCCAGTAGGACCTGTTGACCCAGTAAGACCAGTAGATCCAGTCATACCTGTATTACCTGTAGGACCTGTTCTACCAGTAGGACCTGTAGGACCAGTAGGACCTGTTTGACCAGTCATACCTGTATTACCAGTAGGACCAATTGCACCTGTTGAACCTGTATTACCTGTAGGACCTGTTAAACCTGTATTACCTGTAGGACCTGTAGGACCAGTTGACCCTGTCATACCTGTTACACCAGTAGGACCAGTTGAACCTGTCATACCTGTTGACCCTGTTGACCCAGTTACACCTGTATTACCTGTAGGACCAGTCATACCTGTAGGACCTGTTCGACCTGTAGGACCTGTAGGACCTGTTGAACCTGTATTACCTGTAAGGCCAGTAGGACCAGTTGTACCAGTAGGACCTGTTGTACCAGTAGGACCTGTTACACCAGTAGGACCAGTTAACCCAGTCATACCTGTAGGACCTGTTCGACCAGTAGGACCAGTCATACCTGTTGACCCAGTCATACCTGTAGGACCTGTTGAACCTGTATTACCAGTAGGACCAGTTGACCCAGTAGGACCTGTAGGACCTGTAGGACCTGTATGACCTGTTGAACCTGTAGGACCAGTTCCAACAGCACCTGTAGGACCTGTATTACCTGTTACACCAGTAGGACCAGTAGGACCTGTTCGACCTGTAGGACCTGTTGACCCTGTAGGACCTGTTACACCAACAAGACCTGTTGACCCAGTCATGCCAGTAGGACCAGTAGGACCAGTATAATCTACATTTAAATCTATTGTGCTTTGCTGATAAAATACCAAATCACTAATACCTGTAGTTGCAGGATTTGTTACTTGCAAAAAAGAGGTTTTTGCATTGTCTTGTCCATATTTAACAAAAAATGCAATACTTTTCGCATTACTATCATATACTAAATCTGATGATCTTGTAAGCGTTCCTGGACTAGTATTGTTGTAAACATAAATACCATTATAACTAATATCTGTTATCGAAGTATTAATTCTTACTAATACTCTGTCATTATTTGAAACATCATATCCGTCTATTTTCAAACTTGTTCCTACATTTGTAAATGCACTTGTTCCTACATTATAGTTATTAGTCCAAATGAAATAAAGGTTTTGAGGAATTGCTGACGCATCTGTAGTAGCACAATCACATGCTTGTTTCAAATTAATACCAGATGAAATCGCATCTACATAACTCTTTGGTACGACTGAATTACTTGTATAACTAGGATTAGGTGATGTTAAATTCATGGTATCGGCATTACAAGTGCCTTTCACTGCTAATGTGTTTATTGTTGCTAGTTCAGTTGCATAAAGGGTTGTGAAAGTCCCTGTTTCAGCTGTAAGACTATTACTAATTTTTACATTACCTGATACATCTAATGTGTTAGCGGGGCTACTCGTTCCAATTCCCACATTACCACCATTACAATAAATTCCTGTTGTTCCTGCTTCCCAATAACTTGACCCAGTAGGTCCAGTAATACCGGTAGGTCCTCTTATTCCAGTAGGTCCAGTAATACCGGTAGGTCCTGTAGGACCAGTTCCAACAGCACCTGTCATACCTGTTGACCCTGTAGGACCAGTAGGACCTGTTACACCAGTAGGACCTGTTACACCAGTAGGACCTGTTGAACCAGTCATACCAGTAGGACCTGTTCGACCAGTTGACCCAGTCATACCTGTATTACCTGTTGAACCTGTTGAACCTGTTGAACCTGTATTACCTGTAGGACCTGTATTACCTGTAGGACCTGTTGTTCCTGTAATACCTGTTGACCCAGTCATACCTGTAGGACCTGTATGACCTGTTGTTCCTGTCATACCTGTTGTTCCTGTCATACCTGTAGGACCTGTTGATCCAGTCATACCTGTAGGACCTGTTGAACCTGTAATACCTGTTGACCCAGTCATACCTGTAGGACCTGTATGACCTGTTGTTCCTGTCATACCTGTTGACCCTGTAGCACCTGTCATACCTGTTGACCCTGTCATACCTGTTGACCCTGTAGGACCTGTATTACCTGTTGAACCTGTTGACCCTGTAGGACCTGTATTACCTGTTGAACCTGTTCGACCAGTAGGACCTGTTGATCCAGTCATACCTGTTACACCTGTAGGACCTGTTACACCAGTAGGACCTGTATTACCTGTATTACCTGTTGAACCTGTCATACCAGTAGGACCTGTAGGACCTGTAGGACCTGTTTGACCAGTAGGACCTGTTTGACCAGTAGGACCTGTATGACCTGTTGCACCAGTCATACCTGTTGCACCAGTCATACCTGTATTACCTGTAGGACCAGTCATACCTGTAGGACCTGTTGTTCCTGTAATACCTGTTGACCCAGTCATACCTGTAGGACCTGTAGGA